TGGAAAATTAGTTGTAGCTTCATTTTTACCAGCAATCAACAATAGCAACGGAACAGGTGCTCTAAGTGGTTCTATCAAAGGTGCTACAAGCGCTAGTAATTTTACATTAGAATTAGCTGGTGCTAATGCAACTGCCAGTTTAACAAACCTTTCAATAATAACTAAAGGTTCTCCTACTGGAGAAAATGATGCTGTATCTGGTGATTACATTTTAAGGCAAGTTCCTACAGATCCTAAAGCACAATCAATAGGTGCTACAGAAGCTCCAGGATATATGTATAAGTTTTTTGAAAGCTCTGTAAGTGCTTCATTTTCCGCAGGTATGATAGCTTCTGAGGGTATAACTGCAGGTAGATTGTTTACTGAAGATGCAACCTTTAATTTTGCTGGTGGAACAGAATCAGTAAATACGGCTAATGGTAATTATATTACTACTATTACAGGTAATTCAGATGCTGCTTCTGCTAGAACACCTTTCATACAATCACAATTAATTGGTGGTAGTGGAACAGATCTCTTTAAAGTATATATGAGAGCAGATGGAACTGATACTAATCATCATTATGTTGTAATAAGAGATGTTAAAAGACCACAAGGTTCTAACTCAAGTCCAAGTTACGCACAATTCGGACTTAGTGTATACAGAACGGGCAATCCAGCTCCTATAGAAAGTTATAGTAGTCTTAATATGGATCCTGATTCATCTAATTACATAGTAAAGGTAATTGGTGATATGTTTCAGACTGTAAATAACAATGGTGAGATTACTGTATATGGAGATTATCCTAATTTATCTCAGATAATTCGTATAGGTGACTATAAAGAAGATCTCTTCAAAAGTAACACTAATTTACAACCTATGGGGCATGCTGCTGTATTAGATCCTATTGTTTCTGCAAACGTTGTACCAACAGCTTCGTTTTCATTAACACAAACTGCTGATGGTGATAATAGTAACACTGGAACATATAAAGAATTCATTCCTTATGGAGTTAAGTTAAGTACTGAATTTGCTGCTAATGAAACATCAACAAACTACGCTTATTTAGCACCAATTTCAAGTGGTGAGACTAAAGGTAGTAATGTTGATTTTTCTTTGGAAAATATGTTTGGATACGGTGATAATACATCATTTGAGTTCACAAACAAAACTAATTTTGCTATTAGTTCACAAACTTTGACAATTTCTCAATCCGTTGAGCAGTTAAAGTTTTCTGTTCCAATGCAACACGGTTTTGATGGTATTAATCCAGCTGCTTCAAAGAACACAGGAACTTCTATCTCATCTACAAATAGTATGGGATTTGATATGTCATCAACAACTGCTAGTGGCTCTATTGCTTATAAAAGAGCGATAAATGCTATAGCTAATCCTGATGATTACGATATTAATATGCTTGTAACTCCAGGTGTGATACACAAACATCATTCAGTAGTTACTAATCATGCAATTGATAAAGTTGAAGAAAGAGCTGATGCTTTTTATGTGTTAGATAGTTCTGATATAGATGATAATGTTGCAACAGCAGTTGATAATATTGTCTCTTTGGATACTAACTATGTAGCCACTTACTATCCGTGGGTTAAGATTGAAAACCCTGCTGGAAATGGTCAAGTTTGGGTGCCACCATCAGTAGTAATACCTGGTGTGATTGCTTTCACAGATAGTGTAGCTCACGAATGGTTTGCTCCTGCCGGTTTAAACAGAGGTGGATTATCTAATGTTAGAATGACTAAGAAGAAACTTACTCATACTGATAGGGATACGCTTTATGAAGGTAGAGTTAATCCGATTGCTTCATTTCCTGGACAAGGAGTTGTGGTATTTGGACAAAAGACACTACAGGCTAAACCATCGGCACTTGATAGAATCAATGTTCGTAGACTACTAATCAGATTGAAGAAGTTTATTGCTTCCTCAAGTAGATTCTTAGTATTTGAACAGAATGATTCATCTACAAGAGCTAGATTCCTAAATATAGTAAATCCGTTCTTAGAATCCGTTCAATCCAATAGTGGTTTGAGTGCATTCAAAGTTGTAATGGATGATTCCAACAATACACCTGATGTCGTAGATAGAAATCAGTTGGTTGGACAGATATTCATACAACCTACTAGAACGGCTGAGTTCATTGTTTTGGATTTCTCAGTATTGCCAACAGGCGCTGCGTTTCCAGAGTAATTTATAAACTCAATTATAATACGAAAAGCCCCACTTTTAAGTGGGGTTTTTTGTTTTAATGATATTTATAGTAGACAAAAGGTATATTTGAATTGTTAATTGCAGTAGCGCTTCAATGTAATTAATAGTAGAGGGTTTGAATAACCATCAATCAACTTAATTTAAGTAGTGCATAAATTATATTAGGAGAAACATAATGGGAACAAGAAGTTCATTAGCTAAACTGAGTAGAGAAATCTATCCAGGCTTAGACATAATAGATCAAAACTTAGTGTCTTTGGATGATCTAAATACATACACTGTAACACAAAAGTTTGTTGGAAACACAGGCTTAGTGCCAGGAACAGGAATATCAGCCGTAGCTGGTGCTCATAAGAGTTGGAAAGAGTTTATCGGTAATCAAATTCAGAAAACATCAATACTTATTGATTTAGTTGGATTAGCCTCAAGTGATGGTGCTAATGATATTATTGGTAAAGATGGTGGAGTTGCTAACTGTCACATTGGACAATATACTGTCGCATCGTGTGGTACATTAGAAGCCGTTAAAATGAGTTGGTTAGAACTTGCAGCTGGTGGTGATCCAGATATTAATTTGGTTTCAGCTGATGAAGCAACTTTAGCAGAAAATACTGCTTTTAGTGCCGCTACAAATGGTGTAACACTAATCAATGGTGGTGATGGTACGGCTACTGATAATACTAAATTATCAGCTAGAACACTTGCTACTGCAGATCAGTACTTATATCTGTCAAATGGAGCAGCAACTAATGCCGCTTATACTGCAGGTAGATTACTTATTGAATTATGGGGTACTGTATAGTATTAACATAACAAAGTAAATAAATAAGGGGAGTTTTTACTCCCCTTTTTTGTTTTCTATAAAACTATAAAAAAACTATGAAATATTTGACGAATAACCTGTATCGATTTTTCAGTTTGTTTATATTTATATATGAAAGAATTAAACACTTAATAGGAGAACTGTAATGGCAGACTTAATCGATCCTTCAGAAATTATGTTCACTCCATTTGAACCGAAAACAAAAAATCGGTTCATTATGTACATAGAAGGCGTTCCAGCATATTTAATTAAAACGGCTAATAGACCAACTATTACTTTTGAAGAAATAGAATTGAATCATATCAATGTAAAAAGATATGTAAAAGGAAAGGGAGCTTGGGAAACATTAGAAGTTACTCTCTATGATCCAATTGTACCATCAGGTGCACAAGCAGTAATGGAATGGGTTCGTTTACATAAAGAGTCTGTTACAGGTAGAGATGGATACTCAGATTTTTATAAGAAAGATGTCACATTTAACGTATTAGGACCTGTTGGTGATAAAGTGGAAGAGTGGACACTTAAAGGTGCTATGATACAATCTGCTAATTTCGGAGATTTAGATTGGTCAGTAAGTGAACCAGCAGAAATCACACTAACATTAAGATACGATTACGCTATCTTACAATTCTAAGAGGAGTCAAATATGGGTTTTATTCAAGAGATGCTCTCTAGCGATGCAAAAATATCTTCAAAGAGAGTAGTAGGTTTTGCTGCTTTCACTATGTTGATTGCAAGTTGGGGTGCTGATACTTTTTCAGCCTTTGAAGTAAAAGATAAGATATTAGAATGTTTTATGTATATTTCAGTAGTTGGATTAGGAGTTACAGCCGCCGAAAAATTTGGTAAAAAATAGTTATAATTTTAAAAAAATCATAGGAGTCAATTATGGCAGAAGTTAAGTTCCCTACAGAAGTAGTGGATCTGCCGTCACAAGGATTATTATACCCGAAGGATAGCCCACTATCTAGCGGTACAATAGAAATTAAATATATGACGGCAAGAGAAGAGGATATACTTACATCAGCTAACCTTATTAAAAAGGGTATAGTTATTGATAAGTTATTAGAAGCTCTGATAATAGATAAATCAATCAAATTAGATGATATGTTATTGGGTGATAAAAACGCAATTCTTATTGCGTCTCGTATATTAGCGTATGGTAAAGATTACGAAGTAGAAATAGATGGTAAAGAAGTAGTAGTCGATTTAACTACACTAAAAGAGAAAAAGCTAGATGAGAAAATAGTTGTAAATGGTGCAAATGAATTTGATTTTGAACTACCTGCTACTAAAAGAAAACTAACCTTTAAGTTACTTACTCAATCAGATGAAAAGAGTATGGATAAAGAAATTCAGGGATATAAGAAGATAGGTGATGGTATTGGTTATGAAACAACAACAAGATTAAAACATCAAATATTATCTGTAGATGGTGATGCTAAAAAAGCCAGTATAAATAGTTTTGTAGACAACGAATTTCTATCTAGAGATTCTAGAGATTTCAGAGCTCATGTTAATAGCATAAATCCAGATGTGGAGATGAAGTCTGTATACATAGATGAAGATGGAAATGAAAAGGAGTTCACGGTCCCTATGACCGTTACGTTTCTTTGGCCTTCCGTTGGAATATAAAGTAAGCTTACACAACTCAATATTTGAAATAAGTTTTAATTCACAGGGAATGTTCTCATTCTCTGAAGTCTATAATATGCCCATTTATCTTAGAAAATTCTATTTTAAAAGATTACAGAAACACTATAAGGATGAGGCAGAGGAAATAAAGAAAAGCCAACAAAAAAACAAAAGCTCACGTCCATCATTCAAAAAGTAATAAGTTTGATATTTATTATTGAATCAATCCACAAAAAATAATCGTATGGAGAATTTTATGAAGATAGACGAAAACTTCGTAGTAGACTTTTTAAACAAAGTTATGAGAGGTTCTATTAGTTCTAAAGAAAAAGAAATGTTGAAAAATAATCCTAAACTAGCCAAACAGGTTAAGGATTTAAGAAAAATTCAAAAAAGTATATCTAAGGACTTAAAGAATAGAAAACCATCAGACTACCGATAAATTATGGCAAGTATAGCAGAACTCAAAAAACAGTTAAAATTAGCTGAACAGATAAAAGACAACTCAAAAGAAATTAAAAAAATTGAGGAACAGATTTCTGCGCAAACGAATAAGAATGCAGCAGCTGCAAAAGCTAGAGCAGAAAAAGAGAAAGAAATATTAAATTTTAAGAAGTCTATACTAAAGGAAGAAAAAGCATCTAATAGTTTAGCTAAAGATTTGAACAAACTTTTAGGTACACAAAAAGGAAAGTTATTAGAAAGTTTAGGCGTATTAGACAAATCAAATGCAAAAGCATTACAAGAATTAAAAATAAAAGCCTTAAATGAACTTAGAACTACAAAAATGGGTAAAGTTGAAAGACAAAATGTGTTGAACACTGTAAAGGGATTAAACGCTGTAAGAGATTTACAATCAGATGTTCTTAGTGAGTTTGAAGCTGGAACTTTAGAAAATATGGGAAAAAGAGAATTATTTCAAAAAGTTTTAGAGAAAGCAGAACTGAGTGAAAAAGAATTCAATAAAATGTCTGCTAAAGGCAAAAGAGATATATACAAACAGGTTGTAAAATTAAAAAAGGGAATACAAACTTTAACGCAAGACGATATGCAAGAAATGGTTGATGCGGTTGGTGATATTGAAGATGAATTTGGGGGCTTGATTAAAAAAGCTGGAATATATGGTGGTATACTTAAAAGTAAAGAATTAAGGGGAACTGCTTTAAAAGCTGGTATAGCAGCTGCCGCATTTTCTTTTGCTAAGGGTTTAGTAGAAAATGCAAAAGAGCTTAAACAAGAATTAGGATTGAGTGTAGGTGAAGCTGCTGCATTAGGAGCAAAAGTATCTGTAGTTGAAACAACTTTTACAAAGTTAGGTATGAGAGCTGGAGAGGTAAAGGCTTTTTCAGTAGGAATATCACAAGAGTTTGGTAATATAGACCAACTTTCGCTTGGTATTTTAAATAAATTTGCTGAAATTTCACGAGATACTGGTATAAGTGGAGAAAATGCTGCCAAACTTGCTAAATCGATTCAAATAATTCAAGGCGGAACTTTAGAGTCAAGTTTAAATACAATAGAGGTAG